CCATGTGCCTGCGCGTATTCATATCAGCGTTACCGCAAAACGTGCTCGCCCCCCTCACGCCCCCTTCACCACACCACAAGTTAGTGCTCACCAACATCTTAGCCCTCCCAGAACGATTTCGGCCGCGACGAACAGGGAACTGAGAACTATCTCTAAAGAGATAGTTCTGTTCGTTCCCGTTTTTCGTCTTTTTGCCCCCCTGAACCGTTCCCGAACAGTTCCCAAAAAGTTCCCAGTTCCCACTTGTTCACCCCTTTTTCTTGCGGATCATCATGGCGCTGGACTCGACAGGATCGCTCACCAACCAACCCCCATCGTCTACTTCAATAACCTGCGCCACCAATAATGCAGCAATCAATTTACCATCTGCTGAAGGCCTGACATATACCCGCGCAGACGCCTCGCTAATACCCATCTTGTGCACCAAATACTCCATCAACGCCCCACGCTCAATGAACGGATGACCCTTGCGCTCTGGTGTGCCGGAAGCCCACCAAGCGTTCTCGATGGTCTTGCGGTGCGTTGCCAGCTTGCTGTCAGTCTTGACCGTTGCCACCATGGTGGATGGCACCAGCACCGCGCTGGTGACGGCTTGCCCATCTTCGTCAAACCAACCAGGGATCGTGACTTGCTTCAACTCTACATTGATGCTAGGTGCCAATTCAGCATCCTTGCTCTTGCGCTGCACCAGTTGCATTGGCAAGTTAGATGTAGCGGGCACGATGCTGATCTCAATGTCAAGTGCGCCACGCCATGCGCTGGAGCCTCTGGCACGGTGCTGGGCATCTTCGTTAACGCCTGTGTGGTGTACCAACACAACCGTGCACTTGAATTCGTGCATCAATCGTGCGCATGCATCAAGCATGGTCTTGGCATCTTGGGCGCTGTTCTCATCGCCTGCGAGAAAGCGGTGCAGCGTGTCTACCACCACCACACTTGGTGATCGTGGCAAAGACCTGATGTGCGCTGCTGCTAGTTGGTAGCCATCAGCGGTGTTGAGGTCGCAGCCAGATTGACTCAGCCACATGGATAGGGCTGTCACGCTATGGTGGTGCTTCCATGCTGCGATGCGACCGCGCAAGCCTTGGTGACCCTCACCGGCAAGATAGACCACATCGCACGGCTTGACCTTGTGGCCTTGCCACTCTGTGCGGCCTGCGGCAAGGTGGAGCACCCAGTCCAGCACCATAAACGTCTTGCCGCCACCGGATGGGCCATGCACCATCACCAAAGCATCGGCCTGAATCCACTTCTTTACCAACCAACTGACAGGGCTTGGCTTGGCGCTGAAGTCATCAGCACCCACCAGCCAATCATTGGCAGGTGGTGTCAGGAGCGCCAACAGATCCCCGCCTGCTTGGGCGTAGTCGTTGGCATCGCCATGATCTGGCGGCATCACCATACGCGCCCCGTGCTTGGCACAGGCTTGCTCTGCGTACCGCTGGCCCACACCTGATCTGTCATTGTCGGCCACGACCACTAGATCGCTCGTTGGATGTAACACACGCATTGCCTCGACCACCGGCACAAGGTTGGACGCTGAGTATGCAACCACCACGGGACGGTGTGTTGCTTGATGGATGGTGGCAGCGGTGGCGAAGCCCTCGGCCACATAGATGGTGCCGGGCTCGTCCATCGAGCCTAGCCACCAAAACTTGCCGCCAGTCTGCCCGCCTGGGTGATAGAGCTTGCCGCCCTCTGCGTCAATGTACTGGAGCGACGACAACGTGCCGTCGGCATCGTACAGGGGCACCACCAACCTGCCATCGCCGGTAACCCGAGCGCCGTAAGGCGTGATGCCCTTGCGCTTAAGATACGGGTGGTCAGGTGACGCGCCTGTGCAGTCTGTCCAGATCTGATCCACCACATCCGCGGCCACCTCGTGCTTACGGGCCTGCTCAATGTCACGCGCAGCCTTTGCCTCTGCCATGCGACGGGCAAACGCCATGTCGTCGGCTGGGCTGATCTGCCGCCCCACCTCAGCACGCCACGTTGACTCCAGACCAGCACGCCAGCACCCAAACCGCCCCGCGGGGATGCCGTCGCTGAAGGCCACGTACCAGCCAGACTTGTCACCCGCACCGGGCGTGCCCTTGGTGCCTGACCTAAACCTGTGAATCTTGCCGTCCAGGTGAACGGTGTCTGGCGGCTCAAGTCCCGAGCCACGCATGGCATCCTGGAGTTGCTGCTCAGGTGGTGCGAGTACCCGCTCGGCTGGTGGCGACCATGAGCCGCCGAAGATGTGTGATAGGTCAGCCATCAATCAATCTCCACAGAAGCAGGCAATGGCTTCTTCGTCTTTGTCAAACATATCGCGCTGTTCCTCGCTGAACTTCAGCATTGCTGCGTAAGACGGGCGGTCTTTGCGAAAGTACCCACCCCCAGTAATGCCTGGGCTAGAAATGCTGCCCTCTTGCTTGGCCCACCAAACAGCACGTTCCGGTGCCTCGGTGATAAGGCTGAGAATTTGTGATGCGCCCTTCAAAAAACACAAATCGCAATTGCCGTGGTAAGTCACACCACCCAAATTAGGCAACCCCAAATCAAATGGCTGAGCCATCCAAAACTGTGCCACATCCTGCTTAGAAACGCCAACATCTGCCAGCGGCATATGACGATGGATGCCGCGCATCCCGTCGCTAGGGTTGGCGCGAATCTTGGCAACACGGCGAGGTTCATCAGCGCGGATGCCAACCAGACTGTCCCACTCATCCCATCCAAGACTACGCAAATACTTTGCCGCTGCCTTGATCTTCAACTCAACCGTGCAAAACCTAGCCACGGGGTTGGGCAAGTAATTGCGCTTGCGAATCAACGCCTCAAACGGTTCGCCTTCCCGTGATGCTGACTCGTAAGTCACCACCCGAAAGCCGGGGTCTTCCGATTGCCACTCAACCCACTCAATCGGCACCCCCCAATTTACGGCGCAATCACGCACAAAGTCCAACGTCCGTAAATCTTCCTTGCCTGTGTTCGCAAAAACAACCTTGGTGTCGTCCGGCAACCCTCCATTGGACTGCAACACACGCCACAACATATAGCCAGATGTGCGCCCGCCCGAAAAGTTGATGCACGTTGGACTGTCTATCTTGAACGGGTCAGCCATTGAGCGCCACCGTGCTTGTCTGGCGCAGGTAGTTCTCGATGGATCGCATGGTGGACTTGCTTGGCCTGCTCTTGCCATTTATTAGCCGGTACAGAGTGAACACGCTCAGGCCCGTGGCATCAGCCACCACTGGCAGCTTGCGGTCGGCGAGGCGTTGCTTGATTTCGGTCAGGTTCATGGTGGTGTCAAAAAAAGTTGCAGAAAGTGCTTGCATCGTAGCATCAATGTCTGTAAAGTTCAACTCATGCGCTGAACAGATTGTCTGACGAGCGCAAACAGGAGCAACATCATGATCATCTACCAAGTTACTTACGAATCCCCAGTCAACGGCACTCAGGCCTGCTTCTTCACAACTTTTTATGACGCTCAAGAGTTTGCGGACGTGTTCAAGTGTTCGACCGTCGAGCCTTGTGTTTTGCACAACAGGTCGCTCGTGGTCAATCGGGTTGACCGGTCGTCGGAGGCATCAGTATGAAGCGCCTGCTGATCGAGGTGGCGCAAGCCACCCTAGTCGCCGCCATCATTGGCCTGCCGTTTGCCATTTACTTTTGGACAATGACCCCCTAATGCTTTACCGCCGCCGGTCGGACACCGGCACCTACCAACGCCAAACCGGAGTAACCCAACATGGCTATCAATCTGAAATCAACCAGCGGCCTAAGCGCCAACGGCGTAAAAATGCTTGTCTACGGGCAGGCAGGGGCTGGCAAGACCAGCCTCATCAAGACATTGCCCAACGTGGTGGTGCTGTCCGCAGAGGGTGGCCTGCTGTCCATCCAAGATGCCGATTTGCCCTACCTTGAGATTACCAGCATGGCTGATCTGATGGAGGCATACGAATGGGTCAACAGCGCAGCCGCCAAGGATTTTAAATCGGTCGCCCTTGACTCGATCAGCGAGATTGCAGAGGTGTGCCTTAACACCGAGAAGAAAATCGCCAAAGATCCGCGGCAGGCTTACGGCGCGATGCAAGAGCAGATGGCCGATGTGATCCGCGCCTTCCGCGACCTGCCTGGGCGTCATGTCCTGATGACCGCCAAACTGGAGAAGGCAACGGACGAGATGGGACGAATCCTGTATTCGCCCTCGATGCCGGGTAACAAGACGGGGCAGAGCCTGCCGTACTTTTTTGACGAGGTGTTGGCCTTGCGTGTTGAGAAAGACGCTGACGGCATCAGCCAGCGTGCCCTGATGTGCGACAGCGATGGTTTGTGGATCGCCAAGGATCGCTCAGGCAAGCTGGCCGGCTGGGAAGCACCAGACCTTGGCGAGATTATCAAGAAGATTGGCGGTGCAGCATGAGGCCCATGCGCGAGATCGCCGCTGAATGGGCGGCTGAAAAAGAGGTCGAGCGCATCGCGGTCGAGAACCGCCGCCGTCTCGAAGACGAGATGGTTAAAAACTTGGCCTTGGTGCCAGACCTTGATGGCACCGTTACTAAAGACGTTGACGGCTACGCCATCAAGATCACCGGTCGCGTTGACCGCAAGGTGGACGCCGAGAAGATTCAAGAACTCGCCGCCCTGCACGGGTTGCAGGATCACCTCGGCACCCTGTGCCGGTGGAAACCGGAACTCAACATTACTGTATGGAAAGCAACCGACCCGAAGATTACTACCCTACTAGCCCCGGCGATTACCGCGAAACCCGGTCGTCCATCCTTTTCAATCGTTCAAAACAAGGAAGAGAAATGAAACTCGGCGAAACTTACTCAGCAGCAGAACTGCAACCGTCCCAGTCTTTTGACCTCCTGCCAGCAGGCTGGTACACCTGCATCATCACCGATGCAGAAGTCAAAGACACCAAGGCCGGAAACGGCCAGTACATCAAGATCCGGTATGACATCACCGGCCCATCTTCGCAGGGGCGGTGCGTGTTCGGCAACTTGAACATCAAGAACCCTAACCCGAAGGCAGAGGAAATCGGCAGGCAGCAGCTTGGCGACATCATGCGTGCGCTTGGGTTGGCTGCGGTGAACGACACCGACCAACTGATTAACGGGCATCTGTCAATCAAGATTGATGTGCGCCCAGGCTCTGGGGACTACGGCCCGCAAAACGAGGTGAAGGGCTGGAAGTCCAACACTGGCAGTATGCCGCCGTTGCCAGCAGCTACTGCGCCTGCTGGTGCAGCCGGTACAAAAGCACCGCCGTGGGCTAAGAAGTAAAAAACGGGGGCGCTTTGATTTGGTCGTTACGAGCAAGCGGGGTGGAAAGCCAGAAAAACCCCCGCATCGACATCCTCAAGCGCTGGCTTAACAGCGCCCCCCTAAACTATCAAGGAGAGAACGTGGAAGTTCCCGATTCAAATCATAGCATCACGGCCCTGATTGACAAGCACCACGAGGCGCAGGCCAGTCTTGAGATGCCACGCCCTCACCTTGGGTGTTCAACATTAGGTCACCCCTGCGACCGCTGGCTTTGGCTAAGTTTTCGCTTTGCGGTCAAACCTACGTTTCCAGGCCGCGTGCTGCGGATGTTCCGCCGCGGTCGCAATGAAGAAGCCACCATCATTGATGACCTGCGGGCGATCGGCATCAAGGTCAAGTCGCTTGAGAGCCAGATGCGGGTGGACTTTGGTAGCCATGTCTCGGGCAGCATTGACGCCATTTTGGAAGGCGGCGTACCCGGTGCGATGAAGGCCAAGCACATTGCCGAATTCAAGACGCACAGCACCAAGTCGTTTGCCGATGTTGTCAAGAATGGCGTGGAGAAGTCCAAGCTAGAACACTTTGTGCAGATGCAGTTGTACATGGCGGGCACCGGCATCCACCGCGCTCTGTACGTTGCCGTCAACAAAGACGATGACTCCATTTATACGGAAAGACTCGTATACGACAAGATCATTGCGGATAAGTACATAGCCCGCGGTCAACGCATTGCGCTGGCTGATCGGATGCCCGAGCCGTTGAGTACTGACCCTAGTTGGTATCAATGCAAGTGGTGCCCAGCGTATTCAATGTGCCACCAGGCCGAGCCAACCAAGGAATCCAACTGCCGCACCTGTGCTCATAGCACGGCAAAGCCCGACAGCACTTGGCATTGCGCCCGACACGATGCCGACGACATACCGCTCGAATGGCAAGTTGCTGGATGCGAAAGTCACGTTGTGCACCCAGATATGGTGCCTTGGCAGCGCAAGGATGGCCCGAATCAGTGGACTGCGATCTACGTCATTGATGGCAAAGACGTAGCCAATGGCGATCCAGACGCGCACATCTACAGCAGCAAGGAATTGCTGGCTAACCCGTCAATGTGTGCGCTGGGTGACGAAGACATCGAGCGGCTGCGTGTGGATGGTGCGAGGGTGGTTGGATGATTGAATTACGCCCCTACCAACGCCGCACCATCGACGAACTGTACGCATGGTTTGAGCGCAACGCTGGCAACCCGTGTCTGGTGCTGCCAACTGGGGCGGGTAAGTCGCACATCGTTGCCGCCATCTGTGCCGACGCCTTGCAAAAGTGGCCCGAGACGCGCATCCTGATGCTGACCCATGTCAAAGAACTGATTGAGCAGAACCAAGAGAAAATGCTCCAGCATTGGCCTAACGCACCGCTGGGCATTTACAGCGCCAGCATGGGCAAGCGCCAGATTGAGCCAATCACGTTTGCGGGGATCCAGTCGGTACGCACCAAGGCAGATCTCTTGGGGCACGTTGATCTTGTGCTGGTGGATGAGTGCCACCTTATCAATCACAAGGAACAGGGCGGCTACAGAACGTTGCTGACGCAACTCAAGTTGATCAATCCTATGCTGCGGGTGATCGGGCTAACGGCCACCCCTTACAGGCTGGGGCACGGGATGATTACCGATGCGCCCGCGCTGTTTGACGCTTTGATCGAGCCGGTAACCATTGAGCAGTTGATCGCCCAAGGTTACCTGTCAACCCTGCGTTCCAAGGTTACGCAGTCCAAATTAAACGTGGACGGCGTACACAAGCGCGGCGGCGAATACATTGAAGCAGAGTTGCAGGCCGCGGTTGACACCGACCACAACAACCATGCGGTGGTGCGAGAGGCCATCAGCAGGGCCGCAGATCGTAAAGCGTGGTTGTTCTTTTGTTCTGGCGTCAAGCACGCCGAACGGGTGTGCGAAGCGTTGCAAGAACACGGCATTAAGGCAGCGTGCGTGACCGGCGAGACGCCCAAACTGATCCGCGAAAAGATGCTGGCCGACTTTAAAACTGGCAAGTTGCAGGCGCTGACCAATGCCAATGTGCTGACCACAGGCTTCGATCACAGCGCCATTGACCTGATCGCCATGATGCGCCCAACGATGTCGCCTGGGCTGTACGTCCAGATGGCAGGCCGCGGACTGCGACCCAGCCCCGGCAAGGCAGACTGTTTGGTGCTTGACTTTGCAGGCGTGGTGGGCACGCACGGCCCTATTACTAACATCACGCCACCACAAAAGGCGGGTGACGGCAACGGCGAAGCGCCGGTCAAGGTCTGCGACAACTGCAACGAGTTGTGCGCCATCAGCGCAAAATTCTGCCCAGCGTGCAATTACCCGTTTCCAGAGCCAGAAAGCAAGAAACTTAAACTGCACACCGACGACATCATGGGGCTTGAGGGCATTGATATGCCGTTGACTGGCTGGAAGTGGCGCGAACACATCAGCGCCACCTCGGGCAAAGCAATGCTGGCGGTGTCGTATTACGGGCGACTCAGCGACCCGTCTGTGACCGAATACTTCCCTGTGTTGCATGAAGGCTACGCAGGACAAAAAGCAATGAAACAGGTCTACGAGATCGCAGTCCATGCAAAAATAGTTGGCATGGATGTCAACAATCTCAGCAGTTTGGCAGCACAATTGAGCAAGGGCAACTGCCCCAAACTGATCTCGTACAAAAAAGACGGGAAGTTTTATCGGATCAACAATCGGGAGTGGCATGAAAACTGAACACGAAGAACAGCGCGAACTGGTCAAGTGGTTTCGCCAGACCTACCCCGGCACGCTTATATTTGCCATCCCCAACGGCGGTGCTCGGTCGCCAGCTACCGCCTCGCGCCTCAAGGCCGAGGGTGTGGTGAAGGGCGTGCCGGATTTGTTTGTGCCAGCCTGGGAGACTTGGCTTGAGATGAAACGCACCAAGGGTGGCAGTCTTAGTCCAGAACAGAACCTGATGCACTTGCACCTGCGAGGCTTGTTTTACACGGTGCTGGTGGCAAAAGGGTTTGAAGATGCAAAACAACAACTGGAGGCATTGAAGCATGAAGTGGAATAAAGGTAGCCCGCCAACCGTGGGCTGGTATCCAACGCGCTTTGCGCGGGACACCAACCAGGCGTGGCAGAACGCCTACCGGTGGTGGGACGGCAGGGTCTGGTCTTGGCCTGCGTTTCCGCACGAGACGGCAGTCATGGCTGGTCGGTGGGCGGCCAAGAAGGAAGTGAAATCCTACAACTACGAAATTATTTGGGGGACACCATGATAAACGGACGATACCCGAGGACGATGCAAGAGGCTTTTGGCCCGTATACATCAGATGAAATTTACGAAGAAGAAAGCTGTCTATGGGTGGTAGTGTATTTCGCCGCAATGCTGGCTATGCTGGTGATCGTTATATGAGCGCCAACGACACCCAGGTGGGCGGTGACCACTACCGCGACAAGAAAATCCAGACGTGGGACTACATCGTGCAGAACGAAATCCCGTACCTTGAAGCCTGCGTCATCAAGTACGTCAGCCGTTGGAAAGAAAAGGGCGGCGTTGAGGATCTTCGCAAGGCCCAGCACTACTTGGAGAAGTTAATTGAGGTGAACACATGACTCAAATTCTTACGCCATTTCAAGACAAAATTAGAAACAAGAATCGGGAAAACCGAGATGCTATTCGGTTTGGTATGCAGCAAAGAATGTGCTGGACTTGCCAGCAGGAAAAACCTATTAAGGGCGGTGAATTTCCCAATAGGGTAAGCATGGGGGCTACTCGGGATGAAAGGTTCCGTTGTGCTGACTGTACGCAACGCCTGCTTGACAAGCGAGCAGCAGCCTTGGAGAAGTTAATTGAAGGGCTGTAGCGGGGCGTGTGACCAAGGGCGCAAGC